CCCTGTGTTGTTAACTGACAGTGTTGCGATTACCTCCTCACCACACAGAGTATAATCATATGTGGACGCTGGCATGGTGGACATATTGTTCACACCTGATGGCAAAAGTGGTGTACGGGCATTCCCGCCACCCCCATTGACGCTTTTGCCTTTCGTCTGGGGTCTACTATTACGAACTTGTCTCTTCCCATTCTGATTCTTCACCATGATGGTACTGAAGATTACGCAAAAGGCTGCTCATCAAACTCACCATGGAAAGTCAGTGTTGGGTCAACAATATCCATCGACTCGTAACGTAACTGATCTAAAACGGACACCCCCCAGGCTTGCTCATAAGACTCCCGTACTGCAATGGAAGGCGGTATCAACCTTGCTTTTCCGGGTTTATAAGCCATTTTATTGGCAACATAGTGAGTTGGAGTGACGATGTATTTGCCATCCAGCTTGGAGAGTTTGTGTCCTAAAAACTGTCCAACAGGCAATCCCATGCCCAGTGATAATTCACAGAGTCCTACCGAGTAAAGGTAGTTGATGCGATGTCTAGCATGCATTTTACCAACATACCAAGGTAGTCGTGATAACATACGAATGGGATTCCTCACCATGGTGTATCCTCGTCCATTAAACACAGGTCTTGTTTGACAAAACTCAATGTGTTCTATTACTGATGTGCTACTCTCTAACTTTGTTTTCATACCAAATTGCTCATACCATGATGGTTGTACTAGGTGTTCATCTGTTCTGTCCACAAAGATAATGAAATCATCACCATCAATGTAGAAACACATTCGAATACCCAGCGCTGCTTTCATGGCCAAGGTCATACCGTAATTGATCAGACTATTTCCACAACCTGTATTCTGATCTCCTGACATTCTGGTGTATGGAGTGGTATACTTAGTTCCGTTCTTTGTAGTACCTATGTTCAACTCCTGCATCCTCAATAACCGATCCAGAGTTCTATCACCAGGATAACATTTCCGATAAAACCAATGTTCAAACCTCAAAAGATGCTTGTTAACATGGCTATCAAATTTGCTATGATCCAACGATATTGCTACTGGATTGTTGAACATTTCCATTTTAGCCTGAATGTCAGAACCACGTTGTTGCATGTTCCTCGACTTCGCAAAAATTGGCGTTTCGCTATCATCAGTCCATGAGTACATGTAGTGCTCTAATGGATGAAGATAAGTCGCTAAGGGTAGACAATATCTCTTACTGCGATACTGTATACAGCGCGGAGCGGTGTATTCTGGTAAATGAGATTTATCATCCTTCAGAAACATCCTCACTTTGCCGTCACGGTTCTCCAATGGATAGATCCCCAATGACTCCTTAGCAGACTCCAAGAGCCTCCGTTTGCCCCCAGATGCCAATGCTATAATGACATCTTCCCCTACTGGGTACAACCGTCTGACTCGCTTTGCTAGCATACTCTTTAGATTTATAGTGCTGGTGTACCTCGACCCATCGTCGAGTTGGTGACGTTGGCGCAAAGCTACGGCCTCGTTACATACACAACACTTGTGCGTCCAAACAAAACTGTCGATTAAGGGTGGATTGTAATCAAACAATTTTTGTGTTAGACGCGTAGATGCACACCCTTCATGTCGGATGCTTACCCTACTGCCTGGTAGAACCGGATGTTCGGTCTTCCTTCCATTAACACAGACAGCAGGCAACACTCGGGGTTCTCAATCTTGACTTAGGTTGTGGGCCTTACGCATGAACAGAGATGAGGCTGTTCTGGTGTGACCCGCTTGACCTTTGATCAATAAGGCATTCTGTTTGTGCATTTGTTCCAGAATGTCGTCGTCCTTGAGTGATTGTCTCACTACCTGCTCTTCTTTTGGGACTGCCATAGCTAAGCCAACAACATCAATAGTAAGTACATAGCGCTGTTGCGTTGTCAAATTGCGCATGTCAAACTTATTGAGATATTTGGTTAGTTTCACCTTCATGTCCCTGAGTGTGCTAGCCGTGCGGGGCAAGAATGCAAACTCATCGAGCAAATAGTAGAAACAATCCTCTTCAACCTCTTTAAGCGTACATCTAGCCTTACGTCTGGCACGCCAACCCAGTTTGGTCTTGGGAACGACAATATACTCTGGTGCGAACACCGGTCTGTCGTCGGGTTTGGTAGGACCTGTTGATTGAGTTGCCCACAAACTCTTATTGGCAGAGTTTGGGAGCTCGCGCTTCGTTGGTTGATCAGTTTCACCAACAGAAGCGACTTGTTTTCTGTCATCAATGACAGGGGAACTACGAGGGTGTGTAGTACCCACGCGCCCATGGGCCTTCTGTATACGATTCGCATCGATAACAGAAGATGGTTTTGACTTCCGCTTCCCACCCGGATGTAAGAACGAGCGGTTTGGAACTAACTCCGGTACAGATGGCTGAGCTATTACACTCTGGGCACGTTTGTCTGCGCTGCCATTGATACCATTGTCTGTGCTCCTTGCGGAAGGCGCTGACGATGCCTTGCGAGGACTTGACGCACTTTGCCCACTTGTCATACTCCTGTTCTCCTTCGAGCATTTTCTTGTGGTGGCGTCTGACCTGCCGGTTGAAGTTCTCAATCGCTGTTCTCTGGCGTTTGCCAACTCCTTCAACTTCCTGCTGAGCTGGTTTATCTGTTTTTCCAGAGCAATCTCCTTTTTGGACTTCACCGTCATCCAGCTTGTCGTCGACGAAGGTTGCTGATCCCTTCGTCCCTGGCCTTTTGGGTGCTTACGTGCTTTTAGCATGCCCCCGATTTTACCCTCAGGGGTGCGTGGCAAAGCGGAACCACTAACCTTAGGCGGGGGGTTTTGGCGTTTGGCTGAGCCTACTTGCTCCTTTGCCACCAACATAACGCCTCCTTCCCTCAAGCCGTGGTCTACACCACCAGCTTGGCTCGTTGTCGGCTGATCAACAAGACTAGTATGGACGCAGTTTGTTA